GGCAACTGGCGAAAATGCCGGTACATGGGGGACAAAGACTAATACCAACTTACAAATTGTAGAAAAAGCAATTGCTGGTTATGTAGAACAAGCAGTAACTAGTGGTGGCACAACAGCATTAAGTATTACAGATGGCGATGCGACAGAGTCTACATCAGTTGCAAGACACGCTGTTATAAAATTAACAGGAACTATTTCAGGTAATTCTATTGTAACTGTTCCAGATTCAATTGAAAAAGTTTACATTGTAGTAAATGGAACTTCAGGTGCGTATACTGTTCAATTTAAAACTGCATCAGGAACTGGTATAACTTTTGGTACAACTGACAAAGGAACTAGATTATTATTTTCAGATGGAACAAATATCGTTGATACAGGATTCTCAACTTCTGTTGCTGCTGATAATATCACAACTGGTGATGCTGCAGTTACAATTGCAACATCGACTGGCGATATAACTGTAGATGGACCGTCGGATATTATTTTAGATGCTGACGGTGGAGATATATTTTTTAAAGATGGTGGCACAACATTTGGTAGTGCTACAAACACATCTGGTAATTTAATAATTAAATCAGGCACAACCACTGCCGTAACTTTTAGTGGTGCTAATGCAACAGTTGCTGGAAACTTATCTGTTGGTGGAGACTTTGATGTTACAGGAAATCTTGATTTTAGTGATGCTAACATTACAAACGTTGGATCAATAGCTCTTGATACAATTACAAATGATGGCACAGATATTACTTTAGACTCATCAGGAGATATTATTTTAGATGCAGATGGTGCAGATATATTTTTAAAAGACTCCGGAACTACTTATGGTAGTTTAACTAATTCTAGTGGTAACTTAATTGTTAAATCCGGAACTACAACAGCTTTAACTTTTAGTGGAGCTGATGTAACAATAGCTGGTGATCTTACAGTATCTGGTGATGATATCACTATGGGTACAAACACTGCAGGTAATTTATTAATTGCAGATGGTACAAATTTTAATTCAATAGCAGTAGGTTCATTATCAGAAATATCTACAGTCGCTAATGATGATGTATTTTTAGCAGTTGATACTTCAGGTGGTGGTCTTAAAAAAATTACAAGATCAACAGTTGTATCTGGACTTGCTTCATCAGGTGCTATATCAAATGTTGTTGAAGATACGTCCCCACAATTAGGTGGTGATCTTGATACAAATGATTTTAACATAGCATTTGATGATGCTCATGGAATTAATGATGAGAACGGAAATGAGCAAATTATATTTCAAACAACTAGTTCAGCAGTTAATCAGTTTGATATAACAAATGCTGCAACAGGTAATCCACCAAAAATATCAGCAACAGGTGGTGATTCAAATATTGATCTTGATTTAGAAGCAAAAGGAACAGGTCACGTAACTATTAGAGGTAATTCTAATTCAGGTGCTATTCAATTTAATTGTGAGGATAATAGTCATGGTCAAATATTAAAAGCACAGCCGCATTCAGCAGGTGTTACAAACGAAATGTTATTGCCTGATGGTTCTAGTTCAACTTTAGTATCTCTTGTTGCAACACAAACTTTAACAAACAAAACATTAACAACACCTGTAATCGCAGAAATAGATTCAGGATCTACAATTACACTTGATGCAACTACAGATATTATTTTAGATGCGGATGGCGCTGATATAATTTTTAAAGATGGTGGTACATCAATAGCTACATTTACAAATAGCTCGACTGATTTTATTATTGAGTCTGCAACATCAGACAAAGATATAATATTTAAAGTTAATGATGGAGGTTCATCAACTGAAGTTGCAAGATTTGATGGAGATGTTTCTGCTTTATTAATGGCTTCAGGAAAAGAATTACAATTTGCTGATTCTGGAGAAAAAATTTCTGGTGATGGAACAGATTTAACTATTGCTTCTGGAGCAAAAATTAATTTAACAGCCACTTCAGATGTACATATTCCAAATAACGTTGGTATAGTATTTGGTGGAGATTCAGAAAAAATTGAAGGTGATGGCACAGATTTAACTATTAGCGCTAATAATTTAACAATTGATGCGGCTGCAGATATTATATTAGATGCTGCAGGAAATGATTTTAATTTTAAAGCTGGTGGCACAGAAGTTTTAAGAATATCTAACTCATCAAGTGATGTAATTATTAGACCAGTCGTTGATGCAAAAGACTTAATATTCCAACAAAGAGATGGAACAGAAGTTGCTAGAGTTGAAGACAATGGAACTTTTAATATTGTAACCGATAAATTAGCTATAAACGGAACAGCAGTTACTTCAACAGCTGCAGAATTAAATAAGTTAGATGGTGCTGGAACTTTAAAACAAGCTGGTAAAGAAACCATATGGATTCCAGCTGTGGCCATGTATCCTAATAGTACAAATGGCTGTGCAGATATAGCACAAACAGAATTATCAAATGGCCCTGAACTTAAAACTTTAGATTTTGACAAAGACTCAGATGAGTTTGCACAATTTGCTGTTGCTTTTCCTAAATCTTGGAACGAGGGAACTATAACTTTTCAAGCATTTTTTACAGCTGACTCAACTAACACAGGCACAGCTGCGTGGGGATTAGCCGGTGTTGCACTTGCAGACGATGGTTCTCTTAATACAGCTTTTGGAACAACAGTTGTAGCAACTGCAAAAGCACACAGTGGTACAGCAAATGATTTAGATGTTACAGCAGAAAGTGGAGCAGTGACAATTGCAGGATCTCCTAGCACAGATGAGTATGTTTTTTTTCAAATACAGAGAGATGTATCTGCAGATGATTTAAGTGCCGATGCAAAACTACTAGGAATTAAAATATTCTTTACAACTGATGCTGCTAACGATGCGTAATATAAATAGAATATGAAATACAGAGACAAAATATTAGAACCGCTAACAGTTGAAAAAAACATATCTGATAGAAATAGAATTAAAACTAAATCTTTTGGTTATACTATTTTAGGTTTTGGATCTGGTGGAGCAGCAGCTCCCCCTCCTTTTGTAGCTGCAGAAGGTGGAAGTATTGCAACTTCAGGTGATTTTAAAATTCATACATTTACAGGCCCAGGAACTTTTACAGTGACTAATGCAGGTGACCCTACAACATCAAATTCAGTAGAGTATTTAATAGTGGCTGGCGGTGGAGCTGGTGGTAGATATATCGCTGGTGGCGGTGGAGCTGGTGGAGTATTAGATAATTTTCCAAGTCCTGCAACAGGTGGTCAACCTGTTACAGCTCAAGGTTATTCAATAACAGTTGGCGGAGGAGGTGCATCCGCTGGTGGCGGATCTCCTATGGGAGTTCTAAAAGCTGCTGGTGGCAATGGATCTGGCTCTTCTGCTTTTGGAGTCCCCACAACT